CTCTAGCAACAAAATAAATTTTAATCTTTGGACAGCTACTGGGGCATCTGTTGTTAGTGTCTCGGGAAGTGTTACTCTTTCAACTGGCACCTGGTATTTTGTCACAGCGGTTGCCGACGGAACCAACTGCCTTCTTTATTTAAACGGGGCGCGAGATGGCAACGCGGGTACTGTCTCCGGAACAGTAACCAACGGAACGGCCGGAGTGTATATTGGCTATGACAACAGTGGAGCTGCCCGATATTGGAATGGCCAAATTGATGAAATTTGTATTTACAACCAAGTCTTAAACCATAGTAGAATAATTAGATTATATAATTATGGTAGAAAGAAATTTGGCTAAATATGGTATTAACTCAAATAGATTTAGACACTATCAGAAAAGCACAAGCAGATTACTTCAATACAGTAAAACAAACTGATGATGAAGGCAATAAAATCAAAAATAATCAGTATAACCAGATTTTGCAGTCTGAAAAGCTGGGTTATTGGGTGGATGTTTGGCAAAATAATACAGAATGGGGATATATTATTAGAGAAGAGAAGATTGTGGATGGGATTACATATCAAAAGGCAACTAATTTTGGTAAGAGTGAGGATTATAGAACTTATGACTGGCAAGAAATTAACACAGAATGAGAATAAAACTGCTTGACAACAAATAAATTCATACGTATACTATACGTATGAAACGTATTAACTTGTTTATCCCCGAAGACTACTTCGAGTTTCTCAAATCCCGTTCTGGAACACTAAGTGAACAAATACGCTGGGCAATTGCTGAATATATTCATAGAATAAGACAAGAAGAAACCAGACTTGCAAGAGTCTCAAGTGAATCTCAATCGAAGGGCGGTGATATTTTAGATGGTTAGAAAGATGCAGGGAAAAGAATCCAAACTAGAAGAATATTTAACGCCGCCCCCAATTATAAGAAGCCCGGGAGAATCAATAACTATGGACTTCCCAGAAGCTATGCGAGAAATAATGAATGGTAAAAGTATAAGAAGAATGTCATGGCTCACTGCAAGTGACTATTGTTTATTAAAAGATGGTTGGTTGACTATTCATACTAAGGGTGCATTTCATAATTGGTCGGTAAATGATGGGGATATGGAAGGTCAAGACTGGATAGTAGTTAAGGAGTTGAACTAATGGTTGAATTAAGTGTTGTTATACCTAACCGCAATTCGCCTTTTTGTGCGAATACAATAGATGATGTACTCAAAAATGCTGGTTGTGATGTAGAAGTTATTGTAAATGTAGATGAACAATGGCCCTCGCCTCTATCAGAGGACGCTAGAGTGCATTATATCCATCCAAGCGCTCCAATTGGCTTGAGAGCCGGTATAAACGCCTGTGTGGCTATGGCAAAAGGTAAGTACATTATGAAGCTGGATGACCATTGTTTAGTAGGTGAGAACTTCGGCAAGATCTTAATAGAATCTCATCAACCTGATTGGGTACAAGTACCAAGGCGTTACGCTTTGAATCCTGAAAAATGGGCTATAGAGGAGCGTACAGACGGGAAGTATCCAGTGGATTACATGAGTCTATGTTATCCGCAATTAGGCAAAAAACACGATGACGGATTCCACGGGATAGAGTGGCGACAAAGACGGGAAGATCGAAAAGATTCAAAGTATGATGTAGATGACTTGCCAACTTTTCAAGGGAGTTGCTATTTTATGACCCGAAGCCATTTTGTAGACTTTTTGGGAGGATTACACGAAGAAGGATATGGACAATTTAGCCAAGAGGCGCAGGAAATTTCTCTAAAGACGTGGCTTGGTGGGGGCGCAGTTAAAGTGAACAAGAAAACGAATTATAGTCACCTTCATAAGGGAAACCGCTATGGCCGATTCTACAAAATGCCTAGTGGCACAGTTGAAGGTTCTAATTGGTCATCTATTCACTGGATCAATGATGAAGAACCAAACATGAAGTACCCGTTTAAATGGTTTATAAACGAGAAATTTCCAGATATGCCAGAATGGAGTTCTGATTGGGAGCAAAAACTTAGGGATAGTGGACAAATTAAAAAATGAATAATCAAAACAAGAAAGGTCAATTTATTAAAGGCATAAAGCAACCAACTTTTACCAAAAAACATAAACTTAATATGAGTAAGGTTAAAATGGGAGAAAATAATCCCTTATATGGAGTAAAACCCTCTAATGAAACACTTTTAAAACGAAGTAAAGCATTAAAAGGTAAGATAGCTTGGAATAAAGGTAGAAAATGGCCTAAGAAAAGTGGGAAAAATGCTCCTGGATGGAAAGGTGGAGTTTCTACCGAAAATCATATATTAAGACATTCAATGGAATATAGGCTTTGGCGAACGGCAGTTTTTGAAAGAGATAACTATACTTGTATATGGTGTGGATTGAAATTTATAAAAGGTGTTACTGGGAATGTAATTTTAAATGCCGACCACATAAAACCTTTTGCCTTATTCCCTGAGCTTAGATTTGCTATAGATAATGGTCGAACTCTTTGTGAGAATTGTCATAGAAAAACTTCTACCTATGCTAAAAAAATTAATTTAGATACTTGCTTTTGTTATATAGATGTTAAGCCTTGGGATTGGATTCCAGTAGTAGATGTTAAAAATCCACGTTGTATGAAATGTGGTAAGTTTATGTTAACAACTTATGAATGATTTAGAAAAGCTAGGAATTAAGTACGGTACAGATAAGGCAACTAAGCATCATTATTTAGATGTCTACTATGATTTATTCAAAGACAGGCGAAATGAAGTCGAAAAAGTCCTTGAGATAGGAGTAGGTGAGGGTGCGGGACTTCGTATGTTTAGAGACTTTTTTCCTAATGCCATGATTTGTGGGGCAGACAATGACCTTATGAGAATTTTTACAGCAGAGCGGATAGAGGTAATTAAATGCGATCAATCTGACGAAACCGATTTAGTTAATTTAAGTGCTAATGTTGGAATAGATATTGACCTTGTAATAGATGATGGTTCACATAAACCAGAAGATCAACTATTCACTTGCTTAACCTTAATGCCACTACTCAATAAGAATGTTACTTATGTTATAGAAGATGTGGCTGACCTTAGCATCGTAGAGCCGATAAGCAAGGAATATTCCACAAATATAGTTGAATGTGGCAAAAGATATGACGATAGATTAGTTATTGTAGGAAAAAGACCATGAGTAAAGTATCAATAATTATTCCAAGCAGGGGAGAAAATCCCAATAACTTAAATCGTACGATTGAGAGTATCTTTGATAATGCAGGCGGTGAGTATGAAATTATTGTCGGCTTTGATGGAAACTACCCCTATGATCTTCCTGTCAGGGCGGGGATTGAAGTAAAAGAGATAAGATTCCCTGATGTAGTAGGTATTAAGACCAACATAAACGCCCTCTGTGCCATGTCCACAGGCAAGTACATTTACAAATCAGACGCTCATTGTTCTTTTGGTGAAGGATTTGATGAAATATTGCAACAGAACATGGAAGAGGATTGGATAGTCATGCCACGCTTCAAGATAATTAAAGAAGATTGGAGTATTCAAATGAGAGACGGACAAGAGGAGTTCTACGATTATTTTTTTATGCATTGTCCACTAACAGATAATAGAGGTTATCGTTTTAAGGCAGCGGGGCATTGGAGGGAAAGAACACAAGAAAGGCTTTTAACCCACCCTTACTTAGATGAAATACCACAAATACATGGAAGTGGTTGGATGATTGAGCGTAATTATTTTCTTAATGTTTTAGGAGGTTTTCCCATAAACAATACAAGAGAATTTCATGCGCAAGAGCCAGCCCACCTATCATTAAAGAACTGGTTAAAAGGTGGAAAAGTAATGGTAAACAAAAAAACTTTTTATGCCCATCTTCATCAACAAGGAAATAAACGAGGTTATCAGCAAAGTAAAGAGGACGAGAAAATGGCCTATTTAACAGTTGCGGAACATTACATGATGAACAAAGAACCAAATACGAAATACAATATCCAATGGTTTGTTAATGGGAAGTTTCCAAATATGCCTACTTGGCCAAGTAATTGGGAACAGTTACAGAAAGAGTATGAGGATAAAAATGCGCTGTAGTGTGAATTATGCAACACACTTACCAGCTCTAATGACTGTAATGGCAAAAACAACTGGTAATGTGCTTGAACTCGGCACAGGAGTATTCAGTACACCATACTTACATTACGCTTGTATGTTGGCCAACAGAAAACTTGTGTCCATAGACAACGATAGGTCATGGCAGAAGTGGGTAGATTATTACAGAAGCCCAACTCACGAAATTATATTTATTGACGATTGGGACAAAGCTCCTATTGATAAACCCTGGGATGTCGTTTTGGTAGATCATTCACCAAGTATTAGACGTAAAGAGGATATTAAGAGGTTGGCAAATTTCGCGAAGTACATTGTTATTCACGACAGCACTAAAACTTATTACCATACTTACGCTTACCACGAAATATACACTTTATTTAAATACCGTAAGGTTTGGGATAAGGACCAGAGGCGGACTGATGTTTTGTCAAACTTTATAAGTTTGGAGAACTTATGGTAAATACTCTTGAGTTTATCTTAAAAAAATATAATATCAATATTGGCAAACAATACATAATTGATATTCCTAATATGGGTCGTGATGACATGGCTAAGTTATTTGGAGAATTAGGTTTTAATGAAGGTGCAGAGATAGGAGTCGAGAAAGGACTTTATTCTGAAGTATTATGCAAAGCTAATCTAGGCCTTCATTTAAGCTGTATTGATCCTTGGACAGTTTCTGCTTATGAGGCAGGAACTCATGCTGTAGACACAAAACAACATAAATATGATGAGAGATATATAGAAGCAAGAAACAGACTTGCTCCTTATAACACAACCATTATTAAACAACCTTCTTTGGATGCATTACATCAATTCAGAGACGAGTCTTTAGATTTTGTATACATAGATGCCAACCATGACTTTCCAAACTTTGTAAACGATTTACATAACTGGAGGAAAAAAGTAAGAATTGGCGGCATTGTTTCAGGCCATGATTATGCGGTTTTTTCCTACAAGAAACATAATCATGTTAAAAGAGCTTTGGATGCTTATGCGCGTTGTTATCGGATAATACCTTTATTTGTTGTTGGGGCAATGGAATACAAGGAAGAAACAATGCGGGACAAGTATCGCTCTTGGATGTGGGTGAAACAAGGGAGTCCATGCAAGGATAAAGGACAAGTGGTATGAAACCTATTATAATCAACCATTTTAGTAGAAGAAAAGCATTTATACAGATGCTCAAAGAGCGTAAAGTGAATACTGGTGTTGAGATAGGTACAGATCATGGGCAATATGCTCAACAACTCTGTGAAGGTATACCAGATTTACTTCTTTATTGCATTGACCCTTATGCGGCTTATACAGAAGGCAATGATACTAAAAGTCAAGAAGAAATTGAGAAGATTTATCGAGAAGCCAAAGAACGTCTTGTCCCTTATCACGCTTTCATTAGACGAATGACGAGTATGGAAGCGTTAGAAGACTTTGAAGATAATGAGTTAGATTTTGTTTTTATTGATGGCAACCATGAATACGAACATGTCTTGGAAGATATTACCGAGTGGACAAAAAAAGTTAAACCTGGAGGGATTATTGCAGGACATGACTATAAAGAAGACGAAGTGAACAATTACGGAGTTGTTGAAGCTGTTCAGAAATATACAAGAGATAATCATATAGGTCCGTGGTTTGTATTTCATGCAGGAGGGAAGTTAGCAGATTGTTGGATGTTTATTAAACAACTATGAAAGAAATGATAGGACGAGGCGATATTGCTCAAGTATTACAAGAAACAAACAAAGATGTTCTTTTTTTTGCTTCTGGAGTCTCAAATTCTCAAGAAACAAGAGAGTCGGAATACCAAAGAGAAAAAGATTTATTGTTAAAACAAGATAAGTCAAAACGATTGGTGTATTTTAGTTCACTATCAATTTTTTACAATAATAATAGGTATACCCAACACAAAAGAGAAATGGAACAATTGGTAAAAGATAATTTTCCCCAGTTTTGTATTGTCAGACTTGGGAATATAACGTGGGGTAAAAATCCACATACGTTAATAAATGCGTTTAGAAGATTTGTTGAGAAAGAAGAAGATTTTCAAGTTAGATCAGTTTACAGGTATATTGTTGAACCAGAAGAGTTTTTACATTGGATGGAAAGAATACCAGATTTTAATTGCGAAATAAACGTACCCGGTAGAAGAATGAAAGCAATAGATATATTAAAGGAGTATGTCTTATGATAAGTATTTTTGCTAAACAGGCTTTTTTGAATACAAACCCATATAGCCCTTTTGAGTATAAAGGCACACCACCAAAGTACGGCCAGCTAATGCGTGTTTCTTCAATGATTAGAGGAAATCAAATTGCTAACCAGATTGGTGCTAAACTTAATCCAGAGAGCGGGTACGAGAACGGTATCTGCATTTATGTTAAACCACACGTAATAGCGGGTCACGATTTTAAGTTTGAGGGAAAACCTTATCTTGATATTATAGATGGCCATAATTTGGGACAATTAGCCTTAAAACATCCCAAGGTTACGGTAATTGTCTGTTCACAAGCAGATATGGAAACAATGACGGGTGTAATTTCCAACAGAATTGTCCTTATTCCTCAACACCACTGCAACTTTGAACGAGTCAAAAGAACCAGAACAGAAATAAAGACAGTAGGCGTTATTGGAACCAGAGGCGCTTTCCCTCTTCTACCAAAAGGATTGAAAGAAGAACTAGCAAAAAGAAATATTGAGTTATTAGAGTTTTCAAAGTTTTTCACAAGGCAGAATGTTATAGACTTTTACTTAAAAATTGATATTCAAATTGTTTGGCGACCATACAAGAAACTGCTATCAAATCCATTAAAGCTAGTTAATGCTGCTTCTTTTGGTGTTCCGACAATTGCGTTAGATGAACCGGCTTTTAAGGAGATGGGAGGATGTTATATCGGAGTTAAAAGACTAGAGGAGTTACTTATTGGAGTAGATTGGTTAATAGATAATCCTGAAGAATATAAGGAATTATCAAGGGATTGTCTTGAAAAGGCCGAGGAATACCACATAGAAAATGTGGGAAAATTGTATAAGGAGTTAGAAAAATGATTATTACTCAGACAAGTTTACGCCTCTCATTACTTGGCGGAAATACTGATTTTCGCGAATATTTCTTGAACTATGGAGGGTTAGTTTTATCAACCACAATTGATAAATATATCTATTGTATCGTCAAGGAACGTTTTGATGAGCAAATTATAGTCAATTACACTATTAAGGAAATGGTTGATAAAGTAGAGGATATTAAACATGATTTGGTGCGTGAAGCACTAAAGATGCTTGGAATTACCAAAGGTATAGAAATATCTTTCTTGGCTGATATACCAAGCCAGGGTACAGGATTGGGTTCATCAAGCGCTGTAACCATTGGAGTGTTAAATGCACTGCATACCTATCTTGGCGAGAATGTTAGTTCCAAACAACTAGCTGAAGAAGCAATAAAGATTGAGTTAGATATTTTAGGAAAACCTATTGGGATACAAGATCAGCACGCTATAGCGTTAGGAGGATTGCGGGCAATAGAACTTACTACTGGTGGAGAAGTTTTTGGTCAAAAGGTAGTTATGCCAGAGTCAGTTAAAGAAGACTTCAACAACAGTTTAATGCTTCTTTATACAAATATCTCTCGTAAAGCAGATGATATTTTATCTAGTTTGGATATTATTAAAAATAAACCACTCCTGGATCAGAACAAGATATTTGCTAACGATGGAATTATTGCGCTACTTAAAGGAGATTTAAAGTGTGTTGGAAAAATATTTAATGCTTACTGGAAAGTTAAAAAACAATTAAGTGATAAAGTGACTAATCCACAAATTGACGAAATGTACGAAAAAGCCATAGATGCAGGGGCAATCGGTGGAAAGATTATTGGAGCTGGTGGTGGAGGGTTTCTATTGATTATGTTTCCAGCTAATAAGCGTGCTAGGGTCAGAGAAGCGTTAAAAGATTTCAAAGAACTTCCTTTTAGGTTTAGCAACCACGGAAGTAGAGTAATATTTAACCAATGAAAAAATTACTTCAATTGATTAAAGAGGCTAGGTTTGTTTGGGTCATGGGGAATGGCGGAAGTGCAGCAACCGCAGAGCATTTTACCAACGATTTATTCTCAAAAGGTATTAAGGCTATTTGTCTTAATAGCAATACTTCAATAATGACAATGATCGCCAATGACTTCGAGTATAAGGATGTATTCAGAAGACAGATTAAGTTATTTGCAACAGATGAGGATTTGTTAGTAGTTATCTCAGGGAGCGGTAACTCAGAGAATATAATAAGAGCGTTGCAGTCCTCACCTTGCACAACTTTTGCATTATTGGGAAGGGGTGGAGGTAAAGCTAAGAACTTTACAGACTATTCTTTAACAGCTAGGTCAAACGACTATGGAAAGATTGAAAATTGGCATTTAGAGTTGGTTCATAAAGTAAAGGAGGCATTATGAAGATACTTTGTACAGGCGGAGCGGGATTTATTGGAAGCCACCTAGTTGACCGCCTGTTAAAAGACGGGGACGAGGTATTAGTTGTTGATAACCTTAATACAGGCAAGGCAGAAAATTTGCCTGTACACCAAAATTTAGAGGTTGTAAACGCTTCTACCCTTGATAATATTGGCTACCTTTTTGAAGGGGTTGATATAGTTTTTCATTTAGCTGCCCTTACCAGGCCTCAACAATCAATACTCAAACCTATAGAAACAAACCAAGCAAATGTTGAAGGTACTTTGAAGGTGCTACTCCACTGCAGGGACAAGAAAGTCAAAAGGTTGGTTTTTGCCTCTAGTTCATCGTTATATGGCACTCAAAAAGTGTATCCAGTCCAAGAGTCGGCAACTCCTTCCCCAGAATCCCCTTATGGCCTTCAGAAGCTAATAGGTGAGCAGTACTGCCAATTATTCGGAAGAATGTATGGCTTAGAAGTTAATTGTATCCGTCCATTTAACATTTATGGGACTAGACAAAACCCTTTAGGAGGATATGCAGCAGCCGTTCCAAGTTTTATACGGCACTTAAGTAACAACGAACCAGGGGAAATAACAGGCGATGGTGAGCAATCACGTGATTTTACTTATATAGATGACCTTGTGGGGTTGATGGTTTTGGCTGCTACATCAAAAGTGTCCGGTGAGTCATTTAATGCAGGGGCAGGACGTAATGTTACAGTCAATTATTTATATCAGACTATTGCTAAAATAATGAAGAAGGATATTAAGCCTATTTATATTCCAGCAGTTCCCGAACCAAGAATGACTCTTGCTAATACTTGGAAAGCCAAAACATTACTGGGTTGGACACCTAAAGTTATGATAGAAGAAGGCTTGAGAAGAACAATAAAAGGGATATTAAATGGATAAAAAGTTGATAAAATAAAGAGCTAGCGCATAATTCGCAGGGTCGTCGCTAGCGCCCTGCGATTTATGGTAGATTTATCGGTATTAGTGCCTTCGAGAAACGAAGAATTTCTAGGCAGAACGATACAGGATTTACTTGAGCATACAAGTAATGAAACAGAAATTATAGCCATTTTAGATGGTTGGCTTCCAAATCCTCCATTACCAGTAAGTCCAAGGGTAACAGTTATCTATAATCCTGTATCAGTTGGTCAACGTGCTGGAACAAACCAAGCTGCAAAAATAGCAAAAGGTAAATACATTCTTAAATTAGATGCCCATTGCGCAGTAGACCAAGACTTTGATTTAAAGATGATTAAGGCAATGGAGGAACTTGGTGACAATACAACCCTTATTCCTTTAATGAGGAATATGCACGTTTTTGATTGGATATGTTCGGACGGCCACAGGCGCTACCAAAGCCCTTCTGGGGCTTGCGAGGAGTGCGGTAAGCCTACAGTTAAGGATATTGTATGGATTGCTAAGAAGAGTCCCGCAACTTTTACTTTTAGAATTGACAAAACAATGCACTTCCAGTACGACTCGGCATTAGCAAAAAAACCTGAAAATATTAAAGGCGCTTTGAAGTTAGATGGTACTAGAGATACAAATTATCGTGAAACTATGAGTATTCAAGGCTCTTGTTTTATGGTTACTAAGGAAAAATACTTTGCGCTGGATATTTGCAGTGAGAAATTTAATAGTTGGGGGCAGCAAGGCTGTGAAGTCGCGATGAAAACTTGGCTTTCAGGAGGTCAAGTTATTGCGAATCTATATACCTGGCACGCACACACCTTTAGAACTCGTGGGGGTGATTTTGGTTTTCCTTATTCTAATCCACAAGACAAAGTTAATGAAAACAGGGAATTATCAAGAGAGCTATTCCAAAGGGATAAATGGCCTCAAGCTACCCGTAAGTTCCAATGGCTATTGGATAAATTTAATCCACCTGATTGGGGACT